GAATATCAAGGAAACGAAAAAGAATATAATCCAAGCTGGGCAGCGAGCAGTTGAGGAATTAATAAAAGTAGCTAAAGAACCTATAGTTGATTCAGATGATGATATATCTGCTGATAGGCTTAAGAATGCGGCTGCCACAAAAAAGTTAGCTATATTTGACGCTTTCGAGATATTGTCTCGTATACAAGATGAAGAAGCTATATTAGAAAATAAACCTAAAGAAGAAGAGAAAGCAAAAACTTTTTCAGGGTTTGCAGAAAGAAGATCTAAATAATGTACGAGCAAAATTTATACAGAGTAGAGACTCCTATAAAAGCTAATACAATAGCTAGATTAAATAAATCAAAAAAGTGGAAGTACGGTTATAACAAAGAGCATGACATCGTAGTTATAAGCAAGACCGGACAAATTGGTGAAATATATAATATTCAAAATTTAAAAATTGCATTACCAAAAACTCCCACTAAAATAGACAAGTCACAGGATAAATGGGCTGCAGATGAGTACCCTAAGGAATTAAAACGAATACAAAGCGTTTTTGATTGGCGGGAATATCCAGATGACTTTAAAGAAAAATGGGAACCATATATAGATGAACAATTTAAACGCAGAGAAGAAGGCCATTGGTTCAATAATAAAGGTGTGGCTACTTACATTACTGGCACTCACTTTATGTACTTGCAGTGGAGCAAGATTGACGTTGGGAAGCCAGACTTTAGGGAAGCAAACAGACTATTCTTTATATTCTGGGAAGCTAGTAAAGCCGACTCACGATCTTATGGAATGTGCTATCTTAAAAACCGTCGTTCAGGATTTTCATTTATGTCTTCAGCAGAAACCGTTAATTTGGCAACAATTACATCAGATGCACGGTATGGTATCTTGTCAAAGTCTGGAGCCGATGCTAAGAAGATGTTCACAGATAAGGTTGTACCAATATCCGTTAACTACCCCTTCTTTTTCAAGCCCATCCAAGACGGTATGGATCGCCCCAAGACCGAGCTTGCCTATAGAATACCAGCCAGTAGACTCACTAGAAAATCCATACAAAATAAACAAGACCAGGAGTTACTTGAAGGATTGGACACAACGATCGACTGGAAGAACACGGGTGATAACTCCTACGATGGAGAGAAGCTTAAACTCCTCGTCCACGATGAATCGGGCAAATGGGAAAGGCCTGACAACATCCTCAACAACTGGAGGGTTACAAAAACAACATTAAGGCTAGGTAGTAGAGTCATAGGTAAATGTATGATGGGTTCAACCTCAAACGCGTTAGACAAAGGCGGTGAGAACTTTAAAAAACTTTATAATGACTCAGATGTTACAAAAAGAAACCGCAATGGACAAACTAAGTCAGGATTATATTCTTTGTTCATACCTATGGAATGGAATTACGAAGGATTCATTGACGATTATGGAATGCCTGTATTCGAAAACCCACCAGAAGATTGCGTTGGACCACACGGAGACGCTATCGAAGTCGGGGTTATTGAACACTGGGATAATGAGGTCGAAGGATTAAAAGGCGACCAGGATGCTTTAAATGAGTTTTACAGACAGTTCCCGCGTACAGAGGAGCACGCGTTTCGAGATGAAACTAAAAATAGTATATTTAACTTAGTAAAAATATACGAACAAATAGATTACAACGAAGATTTAAAAAGCACAGGTGTTATTACAACTGGTAGTTTTAATTGGGAGCATGGTGTTAAAGATTCAAAAGTAATGTTTAGCCCAAACCCTAATGGAAGATTTAAAGTTTCGTGGGTTCCTAAAATTGGATTGCAAAATAAACAGGTAATTAAAAATGGTATAAAGCATCCAGGCAACGAACACATTGGTGCTTTTGGATGTGATAGTTACGATATATCAGGTACCACAGACGGCAGAGGATCAAAAGGAGCGCTACATGGGTTAACGTCTTTTAGTATGGAAGATGCTCCACCTAATTCATTCTTTTTGGAATATGTAGCAAGGCCTCAAACCGCTGAAATGTTTTTTGAAGACGTATTAATGGCTTTAGTGTTTTACGGTATGCCATTGCTTTGTGAGAATAATAAACCACGATTGCTTTATTATTTAAAACGGAGAGGCTATAGGGGTTACTCTATGAATAGACCTGATAAGTTATATACAAAGCTTTCAGTTGCGGAAAGAGAAATAGGCGGGATACCTAACTCGTCTGAAGATATTAAGCAAGCGCACGCTGCTGCTATTGAAACTTATATTCAAACACACGTAGGGCTTAAAGCTGATGGCCAATATGGAACAATGTACTTTAATAATACATTGAACGATTGGGCTAAGTTTGATATAAATAAAAGAACAAAATTTGATGCGGCTATTAGCTCAGGGTTAGCAATAATGGCATGTAACAGACATCTGTATAGACCTAACCCAAATGTGCAAAAACCAAAGTTAAACTTAAATATTGCAAAATATAAAAACGCCGGTTCAATATCGGAAATAATAAAATAAAGTATGGCTGAGTCAGTTATAAATAGTTTTTTTCCAAGCCAAGTTGCTAGCGACCAAGAAAAAATGTCGGTTAAATATGGCTTAAGAGTTGGTAGGGCGATTCAAGACGAATGGTTCAAATCAGATTCTGGTACTAATAGATATAAAAGTAATCAAAATACATTTCATCAATTAAGACTATATTCTAGGGGCGAACAATCAATACAAAAATATAAAGATGAATTGTCTATTAACGGCGATTTATCATATTTAAATATAGACTGGAAGCCGGTTCCGATTATACCTAAGTTTGTTGACATAGTTGTAAATGGTATATCTGAAAGAACATTTGATATAAAAGCGTTTTCACAAGATCCTTATGGTGTTTCAAAACGTACAGATTACTTAAACAGTATAGTTAGAGATTTGCAAACAAAAGAAATAAATGATTTTGCAAAAGAAAACTTTGGTGTTAACTTATATGAAAATCCTCCGGAAATGCTACCGGATTCGCAAGAAGAGTTAGACGTACATATGCAGCTTAATTATAAGCAAGCTGTGGAGATAGCGGAGGAGCAAGCTATAAACGTTTTATTAGAAGGAAATAATTACGATTTAACTAAGAAGCGCGTTGTATATGATTTAACAACAATAGGTATTGGCGCTGTGAAAAACAGATTTTCAAAATCAGAAGGCGTTGTTATTGATTATGTTGACCCTGCTAATTTAGTATGGTCATATACAGAATCACCTTATTTTGATGATATATATTATTGTGGCGAGGTTAGAAACGTACCTATTAATGAAATTAAAAAGCAATTTCCTGATTTAACTGACGAAGATTTAAAAAGAATATCTGAGACAGGTTATCAAAACAATGGCTTTTACGATAGAACAATATCTAATTATAACGAATCGGATTCAAACACAGTTCAAGTATTGTATTTTAATTATAAAACATACATGAATGAGGTTTACAAAATTAAAGAAAGCGCAACTGGCGCTTCTAAAGTTTTGTTACGCGACGACACATTTGACCCGCCTGTTGAAGTATTAGAACAACAGTTTGGCAAATTATCTAGGTCTATTGAAGTATTATACGAAGGGGTGTTAGTATTAGGCACTGATTATTTATTACAATGGGAACTAGCAAAAAATATGATGCGTCCTAAAAGTGATAGTTCTAAAGTACTTTTAAATTATAGTATTAACGCGCCTAGAATGTATAAAGGTAAGATTGAATCTTTAGTAAGCCGTATTACTGGTTTTGCTGATATGATTCAATTAACGCATTTAAAGTTACAGCAAGTAATGTCTCGTATGGTACCAGATGGTGTTTATCTTGATGCCGACGGGTTAGCCGAAATAGATTTGGGTAATGGAACAAATTACAATCCGCAGGAAGCATTAAATATGTTTTTCCAAACAGGTTCTGTAATTGGTAGATCGTTTACGCAAGACGGCGACATGAATCCAGGTAAAATACCTATTCAAGAAATCACAAGTGGTAGTGGTGGTAATAAGCTAGGCGCTTTAATAAATACCTACAACTATTACTTGCAAATGATACGTGACGTAACCGGGTTAAACGAAGCAAGAGACGGCAGTATGCCTGATAGCAAAGCTTTAGTGGGTATACAAAAAATAGCAGCAGCTAATAGCAACACAGCAACAAGACATATAATGCAAGCTGGGTTATATATAACAGCTCATTTAGCTGAATGCTTATCATTAAGAGTATCCGATATAATAGAATATTCTCCAGCTAGAGAAGCGTTTATACAAAAAATAGGGGCTCACAATGTAGCTACCCTCTCGGAAATGAGCAATTTGCATCTATACGATTTTGGTATATTTTTAACACTTATGCCAGATGAAGAAGAAAAACAAATGCTTGAGAATAATATACAAACCGCGTTATCAGCGGGGTTAATTGATTTAGACGATGCAATCGATATTAGAGAAGTGCAAAATTTAAAACTAGCAAATCAGCTTCTTAAAATAAAACGTAAGAAAAAGCAAGAGCGTGACCAAGCGATGCAACAACAAAATATACAAGCACAGGCACAAGCAAACGCTCAAGCACAACAAGTTGCTGCGCAAGCTGAGGTTCAAAAGAATCAAGCTTTAACTGCTCAGAAAGCAGAACTAGAACAACTTAAAGGTCAATTAGACATACAAAAGCTACAAGCTGAGGTAACAGCCAAAAAAGAATTAATGGCGCAAGAGTTTGAGTATAACCTACAGCTAAAA